AACCTGGTCAGGATATGGTAAATTTATATCATCGGAACTTGGTAAGAGAACCAAGCGTCCGAACACTAACACAATGTATAGAGGAAGAAATAAATGACAGAAAAGAAGATACCTTTCGTAGGGCTCCACGCACATAGCGTCGCGGGTTCTATTTTTGATGCCATCGGATATCCGAATGAGCATATGGATTTCTGCTACGAGAACGGCGGCGAAGCTCTCGCTCTCACAGACCACGGGAACATGAATGGGTTCTCACACCAGTTTTTACACTGGCAAAAGATGAAGTCCGAGGGGAAGGAATTTAAGCCTATCTTCGGGGTAGAAGCATACTTCTTGCCTTCTATCGAAGAATGGCGGGAGGACTATGACAGAATCAAAGAGGATAAGAAACTCGCACGAACCCTGGTCAAAGAGGGCGATACCTCCGGCGCAACCGTTGAGGACGAAGACGCTTCGAAGAAGGCCATCAAGTCCGTCATCAATCGGCGCCGTCACCTCGTCCTCCTGGCCCAAAACCAGACCGGACTTAACAATCTGTTCAAGCTTATCTCAGCCTCATACCGAGAGGAGAACTTCTATCGCTACCCACGCGTAGACTACAAGATGCTCGCAGAGCACTCTGAGGGAGTCATAGCTGCGTCCGCCTGCTTGGGAGGCCCCTACGCCGGGAACTACTGGGAGCACCGTGAGGAAGGCCCAGAGGCTGTCCGAGAGGCAATGAGAGAAACGACCCGGCGCTTCGTAGAAGTCTTCGGAGACCGTTGGTACGGTGAACTCCAATGGAACAACATCCCAGAACAGCACGAACTTAACCAGCACATTATTGAGGTGTGTAAAGAGTTTGATGTTACACTAATTTCAACAGCGGACAGCCACTATCCCAACCGCGAAGCCTGGAAGGACCGGGAGCTTTATAAGCGTCTTGGCTGGCTAGGTAAGGGCACCCCGGCCTGGGCCGAGAATAACACAGAACTCCCCGCCGGCGTAGAAGAGATCGGCTATGAGTTGTATCCCAAGAACGGAAACCAGATGTGGGATTCCTATAAATATTACTCCAAGACCTGTGGGGTTGAGTATGATGATCAGCTTGTAATGGATTCAATTACTGAAACGCACAACATCGCATTCAATCGAATTGAGACTTTTGTTCCTGATACCCGGGTAAGGTTACCTGACTTTGTGGTCCCCGCAGGGTTCACAGATGCGGAAGCGCTAGTGAACTACGCTTTGGAGGGACTGCGAGAGCGCGGTCTCCACGAGAACGAGGAATACACTACGCGACTGCAACAGGAACTTGATGTTATCGAGGACCGCGGATTCAGCAAATACTTCTTGACTATGAAGGCGATTGCGGACAAGGCTAATGAGGTCCAGCTGACTGGTCCCGGCCGCGGCTCCGCAGCTGGTTCGCTAGCAGCATACGTTCTAGGCATCACCCAGATTGATCCTATCAAGTATGGGCTCCTCTTCGAGAGGTTCCTGCGCAAGGATGCGACGGACTATCCCGACATCGATTATGATGTCGCTGAGCCGATGCTTCTTAAGGAAATGCTTATGGAGGAGTGGGGAGAGAATTCGGTTGTTCCTATCTCAAACTGGAACACTCTTCAGTTGAAATCTCTGATCAAGGACATATCAAAGTTTTATGGAATTGAGTTTGGGGAAGTAAATAAGGTCACCTCAAGCATGATCTTTGAGGCAACGCCCGCAGCGAAGATGAAGCACGGTATCAAGGCCGGAGTATATGCCCCCACTTGGGAGGAAGTTATGGAACTGTCTCCTTCCTTGCGCGGGTTTCTAGTAAAGTATCCACACATTAAGACTCACGTTGAAGCGCTCGTTGGACAGGTTCGCTCCTGCTCCCGACATGCCGGCGGAGTTCTCATCGCTGACGATTTGAACGAGCACATGCCGATCATTAGTTCGGGAGGTGTGCGCCAATCACCGTGGGCAGAGGGACAGAACCTTCGCCACTTGGAACCGCTCGGGTTCATCAAATTTGATTTATTGGGCCTCTCAACACTTCGAATGATTGAAGGCGCCGTACGGCATATCTTGAAGCGCCACCATGGCAACCCCGATCCGACGTTCGATGATGTAAAAGCATTTTATGATGACTACCTCCACCCCGACAAGATTGATTTCGAGGATGAAAAGGTGTATAGAAACATTTTTCAGAAGGGAAACTTCGCCGGTATTTTTCAGTTTACTGAACAGCGAGCACAGGAATTCTGTGCGAACGCAAAGCCGAAGTCCTTAATTGATATCTCTGCCATCACCTCGATCTATCGACCGGGCCCCCTATCGGCCAACGTACATGAACAATACATTCAGGCTAAAGCAAACGCGGGCGACATTGATTATATTAACGAGCACGTGAAGGAGGTTACGAAGGAAACATACGGGTTCCTCATCTTCCAGGAGCAGATTGCTCTTCTCGCTCACAAACTCGGAAAGAATATTACTCTCGACGAGGGTAACATTCTCCGTAAAGTTCTTACCAAGAAGGGAACCGGCAAAGAAGCCCGCGTCAAGAAGGCTCTTCGGACCAAGTTCATCGACGGGTGCGTCGAGAAGGGTATCCGCCGCGGCGAGGCAGAGGACATGTGGGAGAGGTTTGAATACTTCTCCGGCTACGGCTTCAATAAGTCGCATGCGATTTCCTACTCGGCAATCTCGTTCCAATGCGCGTGGCTCTACAACTACTACCCGGTAGAATGGATGGCAGCATTCCTCGATAAGGAACCAGAGAAACGGAAAGAGAAGGCTATCAACATCGCGAAGTCGAACGGCTTTGAGATTGTCGAAGCGGACATTAACACCTCGTCGTTTGTGTGGGAGATTGATCCCGACAACCCGAAGCGCTTAGTACAACCACTCGCAGGACTCAAAGGATTGGGAGACGCTGCCATTCAGCAGATTGTCGACAACCGGCCATTCAATGATATTGAGGAGTTCTTATTCCACGACGAGATTGTATACAGCAAGCTGAACAAGAAGGCACTGGATGTACTGGTTCGTTCGGGTGCACTGAACAAGTTTATGGATGAGCGCTTTACGGGTCGCAAGCATTTCTGGTCTGCCGTCGCCGTCGACCGGGTGTACAGCAAGAAGAAGTTTCTGGAGAATATCGAGACTTACAAGGATGAAGGAGACTTCACCACTGAGGAAGAGATTGACAACCTTACGACGTTGACTGGAATCTTCCCAATGCATTTGGTCATGACCAACGAGGTACGGGATCGCCTAGAAGCGAACTATGTACCTCCGGTGTCCGACTACGATCCTGATCTGGGTGTGGTGTGGTTCATACCACGCGAGATCATTAGAAAGAAAACCAAGAACGGGAAGCCGTATTGGATTGTCGCGGTAATTGATTCCAATTCAGTATTGACAAAGTTCCGATGTTGGGGTATAGTAGAGGGTAAGGATAGGATTCATTTGAATCGTCCTTATATGGGTCGTTTAGATTTCGACCCAGCGTGGGGATTTTCCACGCGATCAATTAGAAGGAACTTAAGGCTACTAGGATGAGAAAGATAATCAAAGACTTAAGAAGAATGAAATACTTTAAGAACTACTCGGCCACGAGCGGCGCAGTCCACAATATAGCTAAGCACGAACATGCAGTCGAAGACGTACTGCGTGGTCATGGTCTTAAACGCATTGCCCGAAAAGTTAAAATAGCCGCGAGGGATGAAATGCTGATGACTGGCGCTGCCCCTGACCTCCCCGACAATACCTTTATACCGCAGCCATGCGGCACTCATGCCAGCCCGGACTTCATTGTGAAAAGAGACGGCAAGCTATATTTTATTGAGTGTAAAAGTGCCAAAGGTGGGACCCCTATGTACAATAGTGGAGTACCGAAGGCGCAATATATCTACGTGTTCTGCTCCAAGAAGCATAACCAAACTACCGTTTATTGGGGCGCCGACGTATTACCGGCGGAACAAGAGCGACTTATACAGGAGTATATTGCGGAGGCACGTACACGAGACCAAGAGTTTAATAAAGGACTGAGAGAGAATGGCTACGGGATAGAGTATTACACTCGCCCCATGATACAACACAGGGGGTCCAAAGAGATTAAAGATTACTTCCTTAATTCTAATCGCCAGAAGTTCGAGCAGCGGGTACTTGATGGAGTATAGTTTGATCCAAGGAGATTGTCTGGATTCTCTCCGCGAAATGGGTGAGAACTCCATTGATAATTGTATAACTGATCCTCCCTATGGCATGGGGATGGAGCATTGGGATCATGCGGTACCCACCACCGAGATCTGGGAAGAGGTATTAAGAGTTCTCAAACCAGGAGGTTTCTGTTTAAGCTTCTGCAGTCCCCAACTTTACCATCGCATGGCGACGGCCGTGGAAGACGCCGGGTTTGATATCAAAGATCAAATCATGTGGATGATCACCACCAAGATGCCCAAGAAGAATAGACTTAAGCCAGCGCACGAACCTATTGTGGTTGCGCAGAAACCTTTTAAGGGAAGCATCAAAGCCAACTTTGAAGAGTGGGGAGTCGGTCAGATAGATGCTGACTCAACCCGCGTGCCATGGGATGGCAAGCCCCCCACCGGATGGGTAAAGGGCGGAATGCAGCGGCGCACTTTTGGAAAAGATGGAAAGACCACCGGTAGCCAGAAGGAGTTTGGGAAAGAAGACGCCAACCCTGCCGGCCGCTACCCCAGCAACATCATTGGTGAAGTCCAAGACGAACACCAGAAGTATTTCTATGCCCCACGCGTCACGCGTAAAGAACGCGGGGAGTACAACGACCACCCCACTCCCAAGCCTATTGCCTTGATGGCCTATCTGGTTAAAGTATATTGCCCACCGGGAACTACTGTTCTAGATCCCTTTTGCGGCAGTGCTTCGACTGGTATCGCTGCGTTGCTAGAAGGCCGCGCCTTTATAGGTATGGAGTTAGAAGAAGAATATATTAAGATTTCTCATCGCAGGATTAAAGATCACTGTGATGTGTTACGAAAGGAAGAAAGTTAAAATGATTTTACAATACTATATGGTTCACGAGAACGTGAAACCACCAATACGTTCGAACCCCAGTGATGCTGGACTCGACCTCCGGTGGAACCCCGATGACGCGGAGGTGACAGGCATACGGATTGATCCGGGGCAGAGCGTCCTCTTAGGAACAGGCTGTATGTTTGCTATCCCTCACGGATTTATGATGGAGATTAAGAGTCGGTCAGGAATGGCCGCAAAGCGCCAGCTTCTAGTAGGAGCCTGTGTAGTGGACTCGGGATATGAAGGAGAGGTTTTTGTAAACCTTCACAATATTGGAACTGAGACCCAACACTTAGAAGCCGGCGATAAGATTGCGCAAGCTGTTATCGTACCCATTGTTCATGCAAGGTTTATAGCGAGCCCCACCCCGGACATCTATGACTGGTATCCCATCACCATTTCCGACCGCGGCGATGGTGCCCTCGGCTCCACCGGCAAGTGAAAAAGTTACGCAAAGTTAACAAAGCTAAACGCAAAGAAACGCGCAAAGCTGTGGAGGAGCGCCTCGCGTCGCAAGCTTCACTCATGATGAAGCATCCCAAAGAGTGCTGTCTTTGTGACGCACCCTTTGTGCGAACAAAGGAAACCGTTCTCACGTGGAGAGTTACGGTCAATTCCGAAAGGGTGCGCTTGACGTGTCCGGACTGTTCAGCGCTGGTCGATGAAACGATAGGAAAGTATAATGGAGAGTGAACTAGCTCTAGCGTATAACGATGTACTTCTGAAGCCTCAGTATTCCGATATTAAAAGTCGAACAGAGGTGAGCATTTCCTCCATCCTTCGCGGGGATGGTCCCATCACCAAACTCAGTCTACCCATCATCGCCAGTCCAATGGACACCATTAGCGAAGAAGAAATGGGAGTGGCGATGTGGCAAGAGGGAGGGCTGGCTGTGGTACATCGTTATAATACGATTACCGAACAGATGAGCATCCTTGATGGCATTATAGTAGGTGCCGGATGCAATGCCGCCGCCGCGATAGGAACTTCTGGAGACTATTTAGAAAGAGCGAGTGCTCTCTACGAGATGGGCGTCCGGATTTTGTGTGTGGATGTGGCCCACGGCCACCACATCCTAATGAAGACAGCCCTTAATGAACTTCGGGCCACCTTTGGCGACCAAGTTCATATCATGGCGGGCAACATCGCAACCTTGGAGGGTTATAATGATTTGGTCGATTGGGGAGCCGATAGTGTGCGTTGCAATATTGGCGGCGGTTCTATTTGTTCAACTAGGATCCAGACTGGCCACGGTGTCCCGGGCCTTCACACAATTATTGATTGCGCGAGATCGGACAGGAACGCTCCCATCATTGCTGACGGGGGAATCCGAAACTCGGGGGATATTGTTAAAGCTTTGGCGGCTGGGGCTGACTTCGTTATGCTTGGGTCTCTGTTGTCAGGTACTGATGAGACTCCTGGAGACACAATAAACACACGCGAGGGGGCGTTCAAGTCCTATCGCGGCATGGCTAGTAAGGACGCTCAAGTAGAATGGCACGGCCGTACCGCGTCGCTTGAGGGGATTGCTACCACTGTTCCCTGTAAGGGGCCAGTTGAGGATGTACTAGAAGACCTAGGCCGCGGCATTCGAAGCGGCCTGTCCTATTCGGGTGCGCGTACTATCAGTGAACTTCAAGCAAAGGCAATCTTTATACACCAAACCGCCAGCGGCCAGACAGAAAGTTCCCCTCACATTTTACAATGATAAAACAAGCGCCCTCCACCCATTCTCGATTGACGTTCTTTTTGGATTCTAAGTTACATGAGAACCTAAAGATCCGATTGTATTACGATCAAATTAAAACTCAAAGTGAGTTTTTTCGTTACTGCATCGAGTCCTACTTGGAACAAAACCCTTTATTCATGAAGTTCTTAGATGACTATAAGATCAATAAAAAAGTGCAGTCCAAGACGCGGTCACACAAGTCGACGAAGCTTAGAGACGCTGGCAACAAATTAATGGAGGAATTGGCATTAAGTGAAAAAGACATCCAAAACATATTTGATATACTAGAAGAGGATTTACCAGAGTTATGAGAGATTGCGCAACAGATTGTTATTTAGCTCGTGTGGCATGCGAGAATAAAGAGTGTAGGCTTAGTATCGACTATGAAGAGGATTTAAACTGTACTCTCGTGGCCCTTCAAAAGCATGGCCCTATGACCTTGGAACAAATTGGAAAGCGGCATCACATCAGTACCGTACGGGTAAAACAAATAGTTGATGCGACACTCATTAAATTAAAAAAGACATTCCTCCGGGAAAACACTATTTAAAAGTAGCATATTCGCGATTTATGTTAGGAGAGATCGAAGATGTCTAAAAAGAATCTATTAAATGAATCCCAAGTTCGGCAGTTTATGAAGCTGGCCAGTTTGGAGCCCCTCACCCCGGGGTTTGTGGGGGCCCTTACTGAAAAGCAGGGCGCCGTCGACAAAGAAGACGAGCACTTAGGCGCCAAAGACGGCGCGGAGAGTGGCAAGAAGCAGAGCATGAAGGACCGCCGCAAAGAAATGCGTGGCGAAGATCGTGCCGAGGACAAGGACCCGGCTGCTGTCGAAGAGAGCCATGGCCGCGGCCGCGCAGAAGGCGCCGCGGGTTATGGACACGCTGATAACAACAGCCGCCTTGAGGAAGAGGAAGATCCGGACGAGCTGGAGGGAGACATCGAACATGATTTGGGCGATGATAGTCTCGAAGGCGACGAAGAGGCTTTAGGTGATGAAGATGAGATCGCCGGCGAACTCGGCGCTGAAGGCGGCGAAGGTCGTATGGTCTCTGTTGATGACTTCCTGGCTGCTCTTGAGAGTACCCTGGAAGGCTTCCTTGATGATGAGGTTGAAGTTGATGCGTCCGATATGGGTGCCGAAGACGAGGTAGAAGCTGACGTAGAGTTGGATGCTGCCGACGACGACGTTGAGATCTCCGCAGAAGAAGAGCTTGAAGAAGCCGTCTTCGGTGGGAAGAGCTCAGCAGACAAGGCCCGCGAGAAGCTGGCCCTAGGCGACAAAGGCTCGTATGCTCCCGATCCCGAAGCAGGAGAAAAGGACTACACCCCCACACCCGAAGAGGCCGCTAAGGCTAGGGCAGCGCAAAAGAAGAGGGGGGCGACCAGCTCCCGCGCCAAAACCTACGGAAGCCAGATGGGCGGCACCGGCGGAACTTATAAGCCCATCGTTCAAGAAGGCGAGAGCGTCGACGCAGTTGTTGAGCAGATCACCAAGCGCGTTGCTGCACGAATCCTGAAGGCTGCACTAACTAAGAAATAAAAATAACGCTTGACTTTCAAGCGCTCCTGACATATACTAGAGGCTGTGGGTAACTCCCACAGCCTTTTTAGTTGGGATAGATTATGTATGAAGTAACAGTACAGGAACTCATGGTATTTGTGGTTCTTGGTTTTAGCGCAGGGCTCTTTGCGAGTATTTTCCTCGCGCGGCTTTTAGAAGTGGTACACACCTGGAGAATTGTAGAAGAGACAGTGGGATATCTCCTGTTGATGTGCGCCAAGATAGTGGAGGATGTAGCATTCCTTCAGGAAGTCAAAAGAATTCATATGGAGGAAGCGAACTTTACTCGTGAACAAATGCGTTCGTTTCAAGAGGTCGATGAAAGGACCTTGACAAACTGGAAGGACTCAGTTATACTATCTATAGTGAAGAGAGCGCCTCCTCACTTTCGATCGCTGCTTCCCTTTAGCAATTGGAATGAAGCAATGCGACACATGAATAATCTTGTTAAGTATGACTAAGCCTGATGGCAGAAAGAAATATAATGATTTATAACAATGAAGACGAACCTAAAAAGGCCGACGAAGAAGCAACACCCCCAGAGCCTTTTAGTGATGACGAAGGAGAACCCTTAATTGGCCTCGTGGGGGAAATCACAGAGGAGGCAACTCAACAGATTGCCCTTATGATGCTCGCCCTCAATGGTGGAAAGGTTCTCAACACATCCACCGAAGAAGAAAGGCCTGAGGACATAGAGTTTTTCATCTCTTCGGGAGGGGGATCTGTTAGTGAGATGTTTACTATTTATGATCTTATGCAGCTTGTACAGAACCACCGGGACATCGCTACATTTGGGTATGGCAAGGTTGCTTCCGCAGCAGTGCCGCTCTTGGCATCCGGCACCCCCGGCAAACGCCATATGGCCAAGCACGCGCGCCTGATGCTCCATCATTGTTCGAGTAATGTCAGCGGCGCCATCCCGTCGGTACGCACTAACTTTAATGAACTAAAGAAAGTAGAAGATATGATGGTACAAGTCCTCGCACAACACTCCAAGCTTTCTGCAGGCGAGATTTTTAATATTCTTTCTCGCAACACGGATGAATATTTTTCAGCTGAGGAAGCATTAGAAATGGGTCTTGTTGATAAAATCATCTAATTAGTATTAGACCCGAGAGGATTACCCATGGATATTGATACAATGGTGGAGAGCCACTTTAAAAAGAACCGAGACGTTTTTGGTTTTGAGAGCATTGCCAAGCTGATTGAAGAGGTGATGGATTCAATGGAGGCTGCGGGTATCCCACTGGGTGAAGCGCAGGAGTCTTCCGGCTTACTTACAGAAGTTAAGGGGTTCTCGGCTGCTCAGTTTTTTGATTCCATTTGGACTCCCAACATTACGGAAGAGATTGGAGAAATCAAAGACAAAAACGAGACCCGACAGTCCTTTATCCGCTCGATGAACGGCATTGGAGGGAAGGGTCTCCGGGATAAGATTGCCCGTGTGACTGCTTTTATGAAAGAGCCCGACCCCAACCTTGATGTCTCCGAGGTATTGGCTTTTATTACATTTTTGAAATGTATGAGCGAAGTGTTTACCAAGTACTCTCCGTCTGGAAGTGGTTTCCTCTTGGAAGCATTCTTAGCCGGACTGATGAAGGGACGCCAAGTTGTTGAAGTAACTGACGAAGAAGGAAACGTGGGCTCCCTTCCCCTTACTGACTATAAAACAGGCGGTGGCGACCCGGTATCTCTTAAACGACTGACCGGGGGCTCAGGCAAGACTCCAATTAAGGGCTCCCTTAACAACTTGGCTGGACACTTGGCCAAGAATCCCGAACGCGGAATTGATTATGTGATTGCTTCCATTTATGGAGATGCCCAGCAGGTTGCTTTTTATGAATTTAATATTAATATGGATAATGTTATCGAGTGGGTTGGTAAGTATATCGTTCCTCCTCCAGGCTGGGAAATACCTGAACCGGGCGAGGCGTCCCCGAAGTTGAGCCCCGGCGACCCCGGCTACGAACGGAAGGGCAAATATGCCCCGGGCCCCGGCGAACGCGAAGACGAAGCGAAGGCCGCAGCAAGGTTTCGGAAGATGGTGATGGGCTCCAGTCGAAAGTCGGGCATCCAGCTGGCGATCGGTGTGCCTCCTGGTTCTACAATGGATCGAGAGATGACCGATGGAGAGAAAGCCCCGGCTATTAAAGCAGATGCGCGAACGGCGTTCGCCGCAGGGCCCGGGCCAATTGGAGCAGCTGCCAATGCTCTTGCCGGGGAGCACAAATTCCTTGCCGCTATGGCGAAGCATGGTGGCGCGACTAAAATTATAGGAGGCAACAAGAGGAAGACACCAAAAAAGGGCCAGGAGATCGGAGACTGGAATGCTCCATCTGCTCCAGAATGGACCGGACTAGATATCGTCAATCCCGAGGAAGTGGAACAAGGGCTCCCTCCGCAGCGCTCTGGCAAACTTAAGATCACACCCGACCTAATTGCTAAGGCTCTTACAGCATTACAAAAGCCCAAGATGACCGCGGAAGATTACATCGCGGCTGTTAACATTCTTAATCCCGCTTTCAAGAAGGCTATCGCTCAAAGTTCTCGCATTTCTAGTCTTTTTAGCACAGGGGGCTTCTCTTATAAG